TTTATCTCGTCTGCATATACAAAATCTTCTACATCCCTATCATCTTCTCCATCATACAGATAGAAGTAATGGTAAATTGTTGCATCCCCACCACCTTGCCTATATGCTTCTGAATTAGCTACATATGCCGCTATCTGAGCATTTATAGGATATATCTGTGTAGCAAGATTATATATATACAGAACGTTGTTTTTGATTCTATTAAAATCTACATAGGTGAATCTATCCCCATCATAAGGTGTTGACCCTGTTCCGGCATTCCAATTAGTTTTTGGTGTTGTAAATCCATATGGCATAATTCACCTCTACGAAAATGTAGTAGGGCTGTGACACCCTACTACACTATTGTTTCCGGCAATCCCTTCATCCGGGATGCGGTAATCCATGCTTCTTCATTAGCAATAGCCTTTTGAACCTCAAACTCATATCGCTCTTCTTCAGTCATTTCATTAAGCTGTTCTTCTTCCAATAATTTTGAGAATATTGGCTCCTTAATAAGTTTTGTTCTTGCTTTGCTTCCAGCAAGACAATGTTCTACTGCGTATGTAACAGCCGATGACATATAATGCATCAAGTAGAATTGTTCTTCATCCTTTTGCATTTTGACGAGCTTTGAAGCCCTAATATAAGGTTTTAATTCTTTGGGATTTGAGTCTAAGAATTCAGCTTTGCTTACACCTATTGAAAGATAAAAAGGCATTATATCCTCATATATCGCATCTGAATAGGATTTTACTTTTGAGCTTTTAAGTGATCTTGGGGCTTTTTGGCTGCTTTCTGACCCGCTTCGATCAGATTCGCTGTCAGCCCACTCAAAAAACCCCTTTCCATCAATTCAGTAGTTAAACTAGAAAAGATTTCAAGCAAATCATGAGGATGCTCTTCTGTACCTTCATCCAGATAATCATCCATCAGATCACCTACTGCGGTGAGAGAATCAACCGCGTTGTATTTTTTAAAGCCTTCATAGAGAAGTTCACGCACTACAATGAACGTTTCTTTAAGTCTGCCCATACCGTAGGCATCTTCCTTGTTTTCTTTGTCATCGAAAATCTTGATAAGTGCTTCTGTTCTTTCCATGAGGTCAGAATCAGCAAATGCGTTGAAACTGAAATATATCTTATATTCAGTTCCTTTAATTGTCATTGTCATCATATTAAATTTACCTACCTTCCCTAAAGGTAGGGGCAGCCCGAAGGCCGCCCCTTACATTAACTATTTTGTTGGTCAAGAAATTCTTGGATAATATCAGCCTTTAGGGTCTGAGTGATTACGTATCCAAGAGACTGCGCCAGTGCTTCAATCTGTGCTATTGTCATTGACTGAAGTTGACTTCTCGTATAAGTGGTTTGACCTACCCCTTGATTTGAGTTACCACTATTCTCAGGGGTTACGGATTTTTTGTTACGGTGAATGTACCGTTATGATTGTCAACAACGGTATAATCATCTGTGACCTCAGCCGCAGCTGTGTTAGGAATGATTGTGCATGTCATCTCAAGGATTTCATCAACACCACCTACATCATTAGGTGTAGCGACTGCCTGGCCGACATAAGCATACTTGGCAACCTCGCCAATTCCCTGAGTTCCGTATAAATGTATAATGTCGATTTTATTATTGGAAAGATTGTTGATGCCCTGAAGGTATTCCTTCTCAAGGTTTCCTGTGATCTCCTTGGAATCAGCTGTCTTGATACCCATTTCAAATGTCTGTGTGTCATCCTCAAGTGTAGTTGACTCAACTGTGTTGGGAGCTGAAGCGGGACTAGGAATAGTCTTAGCTTTTACCAGAAGGTTATATGTTCCGGCAAAGTCTGTTTCATTGTCTACATGATTTTTATAGATCACGCGAGCAAGATATGAAGTCGAAGCCATATTTTTCTCCTTTCTTATTAAAAAAGAGAGCCGTTTAAGGCTCCCTTATTGTTATGAGTTATTGCATACAAGACCTGAGAGGTCGTATACCTTTGTCTTTGTATGTGTGCCATCTGATGTAACAATCTTGAATTTCTGAATAGTATTATCATTGATCATGAATGCACCATTCTTGTCAGGGTCAGTGATGATTTCCACAAGGCCGCTGTCATTATCAATAGGTGTTGTTCCACCAGGACCGCCATATGTAGGTCTTAAGCCGACCTTAACAGATGTAGCGTTCGGGTCGATATCGTCAAATTGAAGAGCAAGGAAATTACCAGGTCCCCAATATGCAGCGAGATCACCTGTGTCGAGATACTTAAGTGTACCGGTAATGGCATCGTCACCGATAACAATGTTCTCTTGCATGTCAGATACACTTGTGTTGAAAAGTGTACTTGAACCGGGAACAGCTTCAGTAGTAGGATTGGTGAGTCCACCGTCATCCTTAGTTACAGTGAATGTGCCATCGCCATTGTCAACGACATCATAAAGATCAGTTATTTCTGCCGCAGCCGTATTAGGAATAATGGTAGCGGTCATCTCAAGAATCTCGTCAACGCCCCCAACATCGTTAGGAGTTGCGATTGCTTGCCCGACATATGCATATTTTACGACTTCGCCCGTTCCTTGGGTGCCGTATAAATGAATAATATTGAGTTTCTTACCTTCCAGGCCGTTAATGCCCTGAAGATATTCTTTCTCAAGATTACCTGTGATTTCCTTGGAATCCGCGGTCTTAATACCCATTTCGAAAGTCTGCGTATCATCTTCAAATGTCGTAGACTCTACGGTATTAGGGGCAGATGCCGGACTGGGTATAGTCTTAGCTCTTACCAGAAGTCTATATTCGCCTGAAAAATCTTCCTGGCTATCGGAGTATTCCGCAAAAATGACTCTGGCTAAATAACTTGTAGAAGCCATGTTTTATCTCCTTTATAGAGAATCATCCCTTCCAATAGCCCTTCTAAAACGCGCTACAGCGGAAGAGATTTTGTTTGAAGTAGTTGGGTCAGGAAATAGTGTTACTGAATATCTCAGATTCTTCATTTCCTTTATAGCAGCCGCCATGATATTTCTGACTTCTGCTTCCGACTTATTTGAGAACACTTTGATTTCTACCGAATGTAAAATGGAATTTATCTCTGTATTCTCAAGGTCCTGATTTTGCTCTAGGGGATTCAACTCATGAAGATAAAGTGTCGGAAACTGAGAAGGCGTTTCAGTAGAACTGGCCGTAGTACATTTAAGATTAGGGTACGGGGCATCCTTCTTCGTTTTTAAATTGTATTGCACGATTGTGAACACTGTACTCTCAAGTTCAGCGTACCATTCAGCCATAGAATACCTCTTTCGCTATCTTCTCAATCTGACTAATGATTTCCATTTCTGCACTGAACATAGGCATTGACGCTCTAGTACCTTTTGACATTTGGGACCCGCCCTTGTCATCATAGTAAAACCAATACTCTTTTAAGCCTTGGTGATAACCATAAGAACCGATTGTAAAGCCATGTTCCTGACCACCGATATGTGTTAATGTTCCACCGGGAACATCCCATTCTACTGATGGATTAGGGCTGTCGTTAGGATGACCATTAAAATGTATACCAGCACCGAACTCAACAAAATAAAGCGATTTACCTTCTACAGTAAGAATCGCTTTGTGATGATCTCCAAAAGATTGAATCTTGATATACGCATAATGTGACCTATCAAAATCAAAATCTTCTGTTTCGGCTTGCATATACTTCTCATGGATAACAGGAATCCCGATTAAGGCTAGTCTCTCGACAAATAAGTTACATTTATCGTTCAACCTTGTCTTATAGGCTTCCAGCTCCTTAATGGCACGTTCTATACTGCCCTTTTTGGAAATAGAAATGTTAATTCTCTTCATTTCGTGTATTTGCCCTTAGAATTGCCCGCCAAAAATGTCGTCCAGTGGTATTTATTCCGGCAACAACAAAGTCTGCGGAATCTTCGTCAACATTTCCATCATCTAGCCTTTTGACCTCAGAATTAAGCCATATCAGCGTACCGACTTCAAACGGGTATTCACCACGCTTGTAAGTCATGCTTGCAAGGGTCCTTCCCTGGACACCAAAGGCTTCTATTTCATCCTGAGTAAGGCTGCTTCCGATAGAGTTTTCTATCTCCACAGGCTCTTCAATTCCATTGGTTGATTCGCCTGTTTCCTTCGGGACCTTTTCACCGCCAACAAGAAGATAGATGATATTTCCTTCATCGTCTCTCTCATAAATCGGGTGTGGCTCACTTTTCAAAGCATAATACATTTTCTGTTTTATGCGTCTTGCAGTCCTCATAATATATCCCCTATAGGAAGAACACCTTTAAATAGCTTATCTCTGCTCAGATAATGTATTGACGTACCATCTGCACTGTAAGATGTCTGTCCTTCAGCACCGACTTGGTTATAATCAAAAAGAGCGATACTACGGATTACACTGTAATATCGCTCCATATCTGCAATTATCGCCGCATCGGCGTATGAACTGGGATAGCACCTTGCCATCTTGACATCTTCATAAGCAGCGTTAATCTTTGATTCAAGAAGAGTGCTATTGAACTTATCACCTTCAGTTATTTCCAATTCGATTTTCAAAGATTCAAAAACATCTTCTTTTACCATTTTACAGTTTCTCCATTAACTCTGCCCTGATCTCTTCGGCCTTCTTATCCTTAACATCAATACCATATTCTTTCGCAACGGATTTCAGCTTAAAAAACGGCATCTTTGAGATTTCATCCTTAGAAATATCCTCAGATTCCTTTACAGGCTCCTTTTTGGATTCTTTCTTAGGCTTCTCGTCCTTCTTAGGCTTTTCAGCTTTTACAGCTTCTTTATCCGGTACATAAGCAATAAGCGGCACTTGCTGGAAATTGTTACCGTTCATGAGATCGTTGATACGCTCTTGTGTAACAATCATGCCCTCGCGGGGAAATGTATCCCCCACGTTATAGGCATGACGATCATCTTGCGCATCTCTAAAATAACGAATTACTTTATACATACGCACCTACCCTTTGACGATTAAGCGTCAGCTTCAACCGTAACAGTAACGTTCTTGGATACGCTGCCAACGGTAAGAGTGATAACAGAAGAACCTTCTGTAAGACCCTTAACAACACCATCTGCGTTGCTAAGACCGTTAGTAACAGTAGCAACAGCGGGTGTAGCGGATGTCCACTCATATGCGGAACCAGCGGGAGCAACCTTAGCCTTGATAGTAGCAACTCCACCTACAGGAATTGTAAATGCAGTTGTATCCATATCGATTGTAGGAATGATTGTTCCACCGATCTCACCGATAACAACACCGTCGATTCTCTCAGCAAAGAGAACGATACCGCACATTACTGTATCCTTGCATGTGAGGTTGTCGTAATCAGGAACCTCATGGATTCCGATGTAACCAAGCTGATCAGATGTGAATGCAAATGCATTGTCAAGGTCTGCACCATTTACGGGAACGTAGTAAAGTACAATGTTGTCCTTTGCAGTTCCGTAAACCTTACCCTTCGGAACGTTTGAATTGAGAATAACTGTACCAAGGCCGAGGAAATTCTCAATGTAGGACATACCGAATGCCTGTTGAACTGTGATGGGAGCAGAACCAAGGTAGTCAGATACATCGATAGGATTCATGAAGTAAACAGCCTGAATCTCTGTATCCTCAAAAAGGACCTGAAGTTGTCCCCAGATATTTGCAAGTGTAGCCTGGAATGTTGAACCAGCAGCCAATCCGGTACCCTGATCAAGGAAACCGAAGAAGTTCTTCTTAATACCCTTCTGTACATCACGAAGCATTTCAGCGGTTGTCATGTTAACAGCCTGTGAGAATCCCTTCTTTACGATAGCTTCAGCTGATGTAGCCTTTCTCCACTTCTGAATTGTGATCTCAGCAAATGTGATAGGCTCTGTCTTGTAGTGTGAAAGCGGAATGATATCTCCTTCAGGTACATATCCATCCTGAAGAGTTCCGGTTGCCTTGTAAGCCTTAAGGTTTGTACCAGCTTGCATAGGGATTTTTCTTGTGATTCCAAGAGCTTCCACTAACTTCTGGATTCCATCATTGAACTTGTAGACGAAATCAACCTCTCTTGCCTTCGCAAGGTCACTGTTTTTGATAAGATTTTTCTCTGCCATTTTAAGTCCTTTCTACCGCCTTTAAGCGGCTAGTTTAGTTAAATAAGTCAAGATGCTGTGCTATAGCTCTCTGGCGTTCGCCTTCGTCGGCAATAGCCATGATCTCTTCTTTTGTCATCGAAGAATCTGAACTGAAGTTGACTCTGGGAGCATTCTTCTTCCATTCAGCTTCCTTTGCCTTGATAAGGGATTCCGTATGCTTCTTCTGAATATCAGCTAATGCATCCATGTCCCCTGAAATCTCAGCTTCCGCTGCCTGGGCTGCAAGTTCGGCATCCATGCCTTGAATGAGATAACGATTTTTTGCTTCATTTCTTGCCTTGTATTCCTCAAGGCCCTTAATGTATTCGTTTCTCTCTTCCAGCTTTGCCTGTTCCTCTTCTGCCTTGCGTTCCTCTTCAGACTGCTTTGCTCTTAACGCCTTAGTGCTATCCCCGGCTTTCTTAAGTGCGGCATCTCTTTCAGCCTTCATCTTTTTGGTTTCAGCCTTTGCAGCGGCGATCTCCGCGAGTGCATCTTCGTATGTTTTCGTAGTTTCGTTTTCAGGCTCGTTAGTACCTGATGTATCATCAAGCGGTGTGGTGTCCTCACCACTACTACCTGTATCCTCTGCGAAAAATTGAAGATCATACCTCATAAGTTCATCTTTTCTCATGACAATGTTCCTTTCTGTGTTTTTT